CAGAAACTTAACCACTATTAGCACCTCACGCACAAAAAGTCTACTACTCTGCTCCTTTACTCAATTGTACCTACCCACATGGAATACCTTACTCCTGCCATGGAACATTTAAACATTTCAGACAAACCCACAAATCTCAAATTTGTCGGTAAATACGAACACGACCCCCCTCGTACTGCGTATACGAATGAAATTGCTCTTATGAACCACCAAAAGACAGTCCTGTTTTCAATGAAGAAATACCTTTACCCACGCGAAGTCCAACTAATTACAGAAGGCTACCGCCGTTCAGGTGTATCTCTTGACTCCATCCTCGCTGACTTCTTCGCTGGCGATGTCGTTTACCACGAAATCCCATTCGATGAACACGTCCTTAATGGACTCGATGCTATGGAAGAGGCTTTTCGCCCACCAGTCCCTGCCCGTCCTGTTCATATCAATGATATTGAACATCACTACCCCTACAAATGGCAAGTAAATTCTGAACCACCGTTTTCTACTGACAGATTCTTTCTTGAACACCTACCCACGTTCGGAACTTGGATCGACCAAAAACAGTATGAACACATCGACAAAGATGACTTCTTCCGACGTCACTCTGAACTTGATGATATCGGTTTCCGCAACTCAATCGTTCCGCCCAAATTCGGCTTCCAAAAGCACGAAATATTTCGCTGGACTCGACGCTGGCACCACATCGTCAAACATGACTTCAAAGATCTCACTGGATTAGACCCACTATCACAGTACATCTTAATCAGATTTGTATTTCCTATGTTACTTCACACCAAAACCGCTATCGTTAAAGCTCTCGACCCTGACAAAATGAGAACTATTTGGGGCTGCTCAAAGCCCTGGATTATCGGCGACACCGAAATGTTCTGGGAATACGTCGCATGGATCAAACTTAACCCTGGGCTCACACCAATGCTCTGGGGATTTGAAACCTTCACTGGAGGATGGCTCCGTCTCAACGCAGCTCTCTTTTCTAGTTACATGCACGTCTCCTTCTTGACCATCGACTGGTCACGTTTCGACAAACGCGCCTATTTCTCACTGATTGACAAAATCATGTCAAAAGTTAGAACTTTTATCGACTTTACCAAGGGCTACACGCCCACCAAGGAATACGGTCCGGACAAGTTCCGCGACTGGAGTGACCTACACGCTCAACGTCTTGAGAATTTATGGAACTGGCTACTCAAATGCCTCTATGAATCTCCAATCGTCCTACCCAATGGCGATATGTACAAAAGACTCTTTGCCGGAATCCCTTCTGGCCTGTATATCACACAACTTCTTGATTCTTGGTATAACTACACCATGATAGCAACTCTGCTCTCCGCCTTAGGATTAGATCCTAAGAAATGCATAATCAAAGTACAAGGCGACGACTCCCTTATCAAACTCGCTGTCCTTATCCCACCTAACATGCACGAACTTTTTTTGACTAGACTACAAGAATTGGCTGACTATTACTTTCAGTCCGTTATCTCAGTCGAGAAGTCCGAAATTCGCAATGAATTGAACGGATGCGAAGTCCTGTCCTACCGTCATCATAACGGAATGCCCTTCCGCGATGAAATCAAAATGATGGCACAGTTCTTCCACACCAAAGCACGAGACCCAACTCCTGAAATCACAATGGCACAAGCCATCGGCTTTGCCTACGCAAGCTGCGGTAATCACCAACGTGTCTACCTCTGCTGCCAAGATATCTACGAGTATTATGCCTCACTAGGATACTCTCCTAACCGTGCTGGCCTCACCGCAATTTTCGGTAACTCTCCCGACCTTATCGAGTTCCCATTTGCTCTCGACCACTTTCCAAGTGTATTCGAGATAAAGAAATTCTTGACGTCTACCGACTACAGGAATGCGAAACAAGACCACAAAACGTGGCCCCTCAACCATTTCTTGTT